ATAGAATTACTGTATTCCCCCCCCCCCCCGCATGTTTGTAAGCCTTTTCAACCCATAACCCAATGGTTCGCCCGTAAGGAGGGTTTAGCCATACGCGTTTGCCTTCCCAATTAGTAATCAATCCATTTCTGCGGTTTTCATCAGGGTGATCTAACCCGTACCAATTAGGTGCTTTGTGGTTTGTGCTACTGGCCGCAGGGTCTAAATCAAAATCATAAATCTCATTCCAGTAATCAAATACTTTTTGCGGTGTAGCCCAGTCATCTGTTTTAGAACTAAAATGAACATTCATAGGATTGCCTTCCTAATGAGCGAACAAAACCCACACTCATCAGAATGTGGGCTGTGTCCAGCACTCAATCCCCACGGTGGGGATCAGGTACGCGTAACTTATCTAATTCCTAATGACATTGCAACTACTGCAATAAACAAACTTAGGACAAGAAAAAGCATTACTCCATCAAACGGTGTGTTGTTCATGGCTTACCTGTTCTTACAAGATTGATACGAGCATCAAGCAATTCATCTAATTGTTCTGTCAGCATTTCTTTTTTGCGCCAGTCCATGCGGTTGCCAAATTCATCTGTTTTAAGCATGGCGTAAACATGACTCAGACATTCATCTATCTGAGCCACGGTTACTTCTTCTTCAATGACGATCACATGAAGATGTTAGCCTTGATTACGCTCCTGGCGCTTTGAAAAATAGTTTTCAACATCTGCTTTTGTGTAGAACACATTACGGCCTGACTTCTGCACCCATGTAAGTGTCTTACGGTGTTGGATCTGTCGTAAGTTATTCAATGTAATGTTCAAGCGCTCGCATACTTCTGCCGCGCTCATTAGATCATCTACCACGGTGTTGCCTCCTTAGTTGCAAATTGACCTGACTTTGGCTTTCCCAGTTTAGGAACTAAACCTACTTCTTTGGCTGTAATCTCCATAGAAGTTTTTTCATTTCCTTCTTTGTCGGTGTAAGTGCTTTGCGCCATTTCACCAACAACTAAAACAGTGTCACCTTTTCTGTAAGTGTCTGCGATTGCTTCAGCCTTTGTACCAAATGCAACAACCTTGAACCACATTGTTTCGCCATCTTGCCAATCACCATTAACTTGCTTGCGCGGCGTGTAAGCCAATGAAAAATTACAGTATGCGGTGTTGTTTTTTGAAAACTTTAGATCAGGGTCACTGCCTAAATTACCTTTAACACTTATGTTCATTAGTCACCTTCCATCATCACGGCTTCAGTGCCGTCATCTTGTAGTAATACAATTGAACCATCAGGCTTCACAAAAGGAAATTCATGTGGCTCTTTGTAAGAAGGCACAATCCAACCCTTTTGCTCTGCGCTTGCAGGCTTGAGGTGAATACTATCGGTTTTTAGATTATGGCAACCGTGATGGATCAAGATGAGATTGGAAACGGTGTCTTTGCCGCCCCTAGATTTTAATTTGCGGTGATGCAGGGCCATGTTCTCAACTAAGCCAGGGCCACCGCAGACTTCACAATAGCCATTAGCCCTGTTAATTACGGTAGCAACAACCTTCTTATCAATCGCCATCTTCTTCTTCATCTTCCCATTCAGTAGGATCTACCGTAGGAAGATCAACGCGTAACGGCAGGCCAAAGGGTGATGCTGTACTCATCAATACCAACCTCCGTGTAAATCAGGCCCAGCCTGTTTTTTCCAAAATTCCCACGCCCCGCAGGGTGTGGAATAGCGCTTGTACACATAACGCAAGCCAGCCTTAATTTGCGTGTAAGCATCTTTGGGCATGTAAGGGTACTTGTAATTTTTCCATGTGGACGGCAAAAACTGAAAAAGCCCAAATGCGCCTGATGAGCGGTTCAGGGCATTGACCCTCCACCCACTCTCCTTGTAAAGCAATTGTTCCAGGCAGGCAAATTGCTTTTTGTGATCAGGATAATTTTTCTTCACCATTTCAAGTGCAATAACTTTTGGCGGCATTTGGTGCAACTGTAATTTAGGTGCTTGAGCCGCCGCAGGTGAAGCAAACACAATTCCTACCGCTAATGCGGCGCTTAAAAGGATTTGTGTTAGACGCTTCAGGCTTTAGCCTTTCGCCAACTTTCTACACACTTCGCAAGCGGCGTTACCGTAAACCCAACTACCGCACAAACAACGATTAACTAAACTGTCCATTTCTTTACCCCTTTCAGGTTATTTTTAGGACTGCTCTATTTTATAGCAAATTTCAGAGATTACAACGCCTAAAAGCGTCACAATGATTACGCTTGCAATAAAGATCATTCTTCTTCCTCCTGTGGCGTTAAGTTGATGATTGCTTGAATTACATTAGCCCTACTTAATCTGATGCCTTCAACAAACCCCATGTAGCGCTCACGCGTTTCAGGTTCAGCCAACATTTTTGCTACATACGGGCCTTCAATCCAGGTTGTAAGCGCATCTTGTATTGGCTCTAAATGGTTTTTAATTACTTCTTCAGGTGTCATTTGCCCACCACGCTATCAATCATTGCTGAGCATGATCCATAACCTAACCAGTTGCCTTGCTCACCTACATAACAAACATCAGCGGTTGCCGCTGTAAACCAAATAGTAAACGCCAACACCATCAGCCAAATAACAAGCCAACCGCGTGTTGTGATTGAGTCCTTAATCTTCTTTTCCATTGCTTGCCTTCCTCCTAAAGTATTCGGTGCTTCCGCACCATTCACATTCGCTAAGTGCATTGCCTTCTACTGCTTCAAATACAATTACAAAATTTGCAGGCGATCCATAAGTTCCGCACCAAATACATCTAGGATCGTTGCTTATAGACATTGTGGATCTGCAAATTCATGTCCGCCAATTTATCTTGTAATGCAAACGCTACCTGCTCGCGTTGCATGCCGTTAATCATTGACTGACTTTTGTTTGGCGGAATTACAAAATCTTTGAACTCCACCGTCATCTCTACCTTGAACTTCACACGCATGTCCTTTCGCGCTTGTTAATTTCTTTCCACACGCGGGTGCGTGTTGCCTCTATTGTTTTTTCAGGATTGCCATACAGTTTTTTGTGATAATCGTAAGCAGGATTACCTAAGCCATCTTCTAGTGTTGCTTCATACTGAGCAAGCGCTTGATTGATAATTTGTAAATCTTTAGTTGATAGTGCCATTAGTTTGATCCTTCCTGAAATGGATTTGGAGCAAAAACTCCAAATTTTTTAATTTCTTTGATGCAAATAAAACAAACACCTTGTCCGTTTTCTAAAACTAAACCCGCTCCAAATCTTTCACACAATGAACATTTCATTAGTTTGCCTCTCCTAATCTTGGTAGTGTCAAATAACCATCTGTTTTTGGGTGACAGCGCGCGCAAAGAATTCCTTGCTCACCCTGTTTAGCCCATGAGCGCAACGCATGCCCCTTGCAAGCGTTACAAACAATTAACAACTTTGCCCATTCAGTAGGCATTGGCTTCCAACCAACAGGTGCGGTCATTATTAGTTCCCCCATTTCTTTAACTTCAATGGAGAGATACGGCGTTTGATCATGCGGCGTGAATTCTTTGTATCTACATAACGGTAAATGGTTACATCTCCGTCAGTAGTAATTCCATAAACAGTCCACATTGCTTTGCCGTTGATTGTTACATTAGCCCCAATTGTTGTAGTCATAATTAGTTACCTGCCTTCTGATCGTGAGCCACACAAATTGCACCGTTTAAGTCATTGATTTTTTCTGCAACAAGAAGAATGTCATTACCAACAATCTCAAAAAGTTCTTTTGGCATTGTAGATAAAATGTTTGAAAGAGCGTTTAGATTGCGCGCAATTTGTGTTGATTTTGTTGATAATGTTTTCAATGAAACATTTGAATTAACTAAACGATCAACTGCGTAATAATCAATGTCACCAAAGCCATTACCACCGATTGCTACATACTGATTGCGTGTTGCCATTTTTGCCTCCTTTGGGGGCGTTTCCCCCTTACAAGGAATAAATTACGGCAGATCTAGGCTTCTGTCAAAAACATTTGCATTTTTTGTGACATTTATTATGTGATTTGGCTCACATGCCCTACGCAGGCATTTTGGCCCACATTTGAACCCAAAGGCCAGGGTTGATCCCGTACTGTTTTGCTGCGGTCAGGCGTACAACCTGCCCATCATCACGGTAGGCAATGGCTGTAAGGCCGTCTAGGACTGCTCTGACCAGTTTATCCAGGTCAGGGGCAACAGATGGCTCAGGGCGGTTTACGGTCTTTGGGCGGGCCATTGTAAAAATCATGTCTATTTCCACTGGTTCAATGTGGGGCTTTGCCCCTGCTTCCCTAGCCCGCAAAGCAATGGCAGAACGCCACGCGGCCAGTTCTGAGCCTTTGGCATGAATGACATGCCCGTTGATGACTTTCATAGATCCTTGCGGAACTGGTTGGCCATCTACTTGAAAAGTAATCACCTAATCAGTGTAATGAGATCCTGCGCTGTTGCAATTTGATCTGCACCAGTTTCATTAACGCCATGAAAATCATAAACGCCAAAATAATCAGGGCCTTGAATGTATTTCACCATTAGATCATGCCCTTTATCTAAAACATGATCACCTGGTTGCACAACTGCGGGATTAACTAATTGCTTAGTCATAGTTCCTCCTGTAATGGTTACATCAATGGTAACAGTTACAGATAATGTTTGAGTTATTTTCCAAAACTCTTTTTCAATAACTCTCTCAGTTCTGCGGGTGGTGGAACTGCGCGTGACCTTTGTTCTTCTTGCTCCCTGAACCATGCTTCGTTCTCCACTCGTTCTCGTTCTGCTTTTGCTCTTACATCTTGTAATTCTTTTTCCTTAATTTCTGCGGGAGAAAGATTACGGGGCGGTAAAGGGTCATCAAGCCATCTCTGAGCGTTTAACCATGTGGAGGCATGTGCTGTGTACCCTGGCACTCTGTTTGGGTCTGATTTGTACCGTAGAGCGCCTCTAATGATTATGTCTGCATCAGTTGTACGGATCGCTTTTTCAAATGCTTTTTGTGCCGCGCCTTTTCCTACTTTCAAAGGATAAACATTCCAAAAATCCACAAACAAATCTTTCTTGTTTATGTCTTTATCTTTATCTTCCTCTTTATCTTCCTCTTTATGGTTCAACGATTGTTCAGCGTTTGTTGAACGCTCGTTCATTCCACGCGCAACAACTGATCTACGGCCTGCAAATGATGCTTTTGCAGACTTCTCACGGATCTTTTCAAGGTCATCTTCTACCCTGGCATGAGTCCATAAATTACCCTCAACAATAAAAAATTCTTCTAGCGTTGGCTTTGCCTCTGCCCATTCTTCAGGGCTGAGACGGGCTACATGTGACAAGCGCTCGTTGCTATTGTCCAACGCTTTGCCGCGTTGCCAGTAATTCATTAACAAAAGCATGTATGCGCCATGTTGTTGCGCTGTCAGGTGTGCTGTGTCTGCCAGGTAATCAGAAACATACAACTGCATGTACGGTAATGAAGTCACTGCGCCCCCTTACATTCTTTGATCATGTCTAATGAAACTCCCATTTGTTTTAATGCGTGTAGCCCTCTAATGCGTTGATTTGGATACTTCAACGGTTCATCAATGCTTGCCCGCTCCTGGCTAGTCATGCCGCCCCACATTCCGTAATTTTCATTTTGGAACGCGTAGGCTAAACAATCTTTCCAAATAGGGCAAGAGACGCAAATAGATCGCACTGAATTGATGTGATCGTAAGCATCAACAGATCTTTGTTCTTCTATGTCGTAAAAAAGATCTGTGTGGATTTCTAGCCGCCTACATTCTGCATCTTCCCAATTTACTTCTGTGTACTTGGGCAACCTTCTTCTCCTGTCGGATCGTAGTAGGGGCAGAAGTCTGCGCAAAACGCCAATGGCTTTTCAGGTCTAGGCTGTAATTGTTGAGTAACCATTTCACGCGTTTTTTCTAAATGTTCCAACGCTTGTAATGCAATTGCTTCATCATAGGGTTGCATGTACACCAAAATGTCAGACATTTTTCCATCACGCGGAATACCTACCAGGGCTACATCTTTAACCGTGTAACCATTTTTGATCAGCAAATAACCGTAAAGATGTATTTGCCAAACCTGTTGCCTGTTGTTGCCACCAAAGTAACGGCCACTGCCTTTCTTAATGGTTTTCCAGTCAATTACCGTGTGATTGATTTTGTCATAGCAATCCACATGACCAGGAACGCCATCAGACTCAACAGCAATTTCTAACTCATACTGAACGCCAAACGGATCTTCGCGGCGTATCGCATCTTCAATGCCAGTGTGAATGAAAGTTCCCAGGATTGCACCTAACTTGTCACCAACATTTGTCGGCTCAGTTTGTGCAATGTCATGCCAAAGCCTGCGGTGACACCCACCAATTGCAGATGGCCCAATTGCTGTTTGTTGTGATCTAGCCCTTGCATTGTCATTGGCAACCAGGGTTTTAACAACCATGTTTTGTAAATCAATCATAGATCCCACGCCCATGTAAAATTAACAAACAATTTTTGAAATAAGTTATTTAACAAAGCAAGCCAATCAATAAATTCAGGATCTTCTTTAATCGTTTCAGGGTTTTCAATTTCAATAACGGGAATTTTTACAGTTGTTACGGGCGTAGGTTGCCCCACTGCATAAGTCGTTTCTGTTTCTTTCACCACTGTCACTCTAGGGGCTAATGGCTTAACTATCGTTGTTGTAACGGTTGCTACATTTGTTTCAGGATCTACCTTTGCGCTGACCGTTTCATTAGGCGCTGTCTGCGCTACTACATTTGGCCCTGCAACATTTCCTGTTGTGTCTGCTGTGATTTGCACATAACGCTGACCTGGTTGCAAAGTTGCTTTTGCATACGGGCTATTTGGATCTCCGCACACATCAGGTGTACAAACAATTGTGCCGCTTATTACATTGCCACCTGCATCTACCATTACCCACCCACCTTGATCTGCATACGCAGGTGTAATGTTTGCTAGTAAAAGAAAAATTAAAATTGCCTTCTTCATAGATTGTCCTCATTCCATTGTGTGCCGTATAAATCATCTTTTAATTCCATAAAATCTTTTTCAATCTGCACAATCCGTTTTCTAATTCTGTACAACTTGATCATCATGTACAACGGATAAGCCCAATAGCCGATAACCACACCAATAAGCAACGCAATCATAAATGTGATCATGTGAGATCCATACTGGTGCGCACTGATGTACCTACTGAACGGGCAATGTCCACCTGCATTTTTAGCCTGTTGGTGTTAGCGCGGATAGACAAAACTTTGGCTTGAACAATTGACAAATCTTTGTGCAATTCTTCATTTTGAATAAGCGCCATGTCCTCACGCTCTCCCACTGTGTAATTCTTGCCAGTTGGTGATGATTGAGTTGCAAAAGTCATACGAGATTTAGCCATAGCAATTTCATACTCTGCCTTAATGCTGTGGTAAATCGTTTCAACCTCTACAAGATTTTTGTGAGCGTCATCTACTTCTTTAGAAAGTCCGCGTAATTTTTGCTCCACCATTGCGGGCGTAATAATTTCAGACATTGTTCACTTCCCTTATTGCTTTTTCATAACCAGCATCAAAAGCCATACGCAATGTTGTTGCATCTATGTTTTGCTCAACTGTTTGCCACCAAACCCAAAAGGCTTTTTCTTGTTCACTCATCAACTGTTTCCTCTTTTACTAGGCTGATGTTTGAGTTCTCGCGCTTGTTTTGTAGCACAATTACCTTGCCTGCATCTGATGACATGTTGAATGGGTCAGGTGTAAGCATGAAACCTGCGTTGTCTAACTTCTCAGCCAACACTTCAGGAAAAATGTCTAACTCTTGGGCCACTGCGCGGATTGCAATGATGTTGTAATGCACCGCAACCTTTAATCCGTTAGATGGCTCAAATTTATTTTCTTTGTTGCTCATGATGAAACTTCCAAAGAAACAATAAAACGGCGCAATTCGCTTTCTTTGAAACGGATTGAAGTGCCAATCTTTACGCATTGCAATTTATTTTCTTCCATTAAGCGGTAAATTGTTGATTTACTTAAAGAAGTTCTTTCCATAACTTCAGTAATCTTTAATAAACGCTCTCCATTATTTTGATTATTCATAGCATCATTCCCTCCTCTACTGCGCGGTAAACCAAGCAGTCATTGTTGTGTTTGTTTTTTCTGAATGTACCTGCCCAAACAATGTAACCATCTTTGATGAGGCTAATCCTGGTAGGGCGTACTGTGTTTCCATCAATGCCTAATGCTTTTTCTATCTCTTGATCAGTAGCCCCACGCAAACCCTGCCCCACAATGTATTCATACACTTTGCGGCGCATTGATCCAGTTCTAGGCAACGCTTTCATAGCCGCGGCTACTGATGTTGATTGTGCATTGTTCGCAATAATGACCTTGTTATCCATTAAGAGTGGCCTTTCGCGCCAAAATGTGATCACGCAAAGTAACGCCATCAATTACAACATCAAGAAGATCTGCGTTTAGTTGCCATGCCGCTTTTAATTCTTCAACATCTGATTGCGTTTCAACCAAACTGTAAACAGCAAATGCACTTGCCTTTTCATCTTCTGTGTACTCACGCTTTACCGCAGGTGCTTTGGCTTGTGGTGCTTCAGTAGTTTTTGTTTGGCGGTTGCGAACTTCCTCAGATGATGCAATACCCTTCTTTGTATCCACTGCAAGAGCGGCCACCATTGCGCGACCCCATGCGGCTGTCTCAGCGTTTTGTAGTTCTGAGTCACGGGTGAAGTTGGTTGGCCCTGGAATTGGCTCGTATGCCCACCCTACGCCTGGCAATGAGTCATCAGGTGAACGGTATGCCGCGGCGCTGTACACCATGTAACTTTTGATAGATCCGTCAGGCATTTTTACTTCAATTACATACGGGTCTTTCCATGATTGTAATGAACCATGCGGGAATTTTTCTCTGAACTCAATAATTCTTGTTGCCACATCAATGTAATCTAATGGGCCTTTGTAACTTGCCATGTGTAACCTTTCTTTTGGGGGCTAACTAGCCCGTGTAGAGCAGATTGAACACCATGCCACCGACAAATACAAGAACCGCGTAATTTATGTGCCTGGCGTGTCGGAAATGCCATACTTGAGGCCAGGAGGAAACATGGCTTATTCACAAATCTCAATCCGCTTAGGCGGTCTTATGGTTGAACTGGGAACAGAAGCAACTTATCCCGACATGGTTAGTGATTTAACAGGGCGTTGTTTATCAACATTCAAAGATGCAATGGACAAAGCCGTAGAAGCAGGCGTTGATGTTTCTGACATGCGGTTAATCACCACTGATTTTTCAGATGATGATGAGGATTAGTCTAACCACACTTGATACTGCGCAGTAGTTCTGCCTTTAATTGGATCTACAAAGTGCAAACGCTGTGACGGTCTGCCACTAGCGGCCATTGAGTCACGCGCATAACGGTTATCTGACTCCGTTGATCCTGTCCAATAAATGTTGTAGTGCTTTTGAATTGGCTCTTGTGCGTGTCGGTGATAGTGACCTAAGAAAATGTCGTGGAAATCGTAATCATGTGCGCCTGCTTTCCAACGGTTAGCACCTGCAATCCATGCCGCAGGGCTTGCAAATCCTGAACGGCCTAACTCATCACCATGCATAAGCAGAGCGCGGTAATTGCCAATTTCAACTTCTTGAATGTCCTCAGGGCAATCTTCCCAGGTTAAACGCTTTTCTCCTGCAAGAATTTGGCGGCTCATTTCGTACACCATGCGATCCACATTGTCAGACTTAGGCACTTCTGCGCGCTTGCCACCAATGCGCCCATGATTGCCCCACTCAGCAATAACTGTGACCTTTTCAAAATTGGCTAACATCTCGCGCACAAAGTCCACGCAAAGCCTTGAAACATTTGTAAATTGGCCAAACAATGAAGCGTCTATCTGCCATAACTGCGCAGGATAATTGAACAAACCTTCAACCATGTCACCGCCAAACATCACTACACACTCTTTTACAGGGTGGTGATGGCGTTGCAGATCAGTCAGGTGTACAACTTTTTCAGAAAACTGCATTACGCGCTCACGCATAATTTCAGTGTTGTAACTGGTTGTAACTTTTGCGCCTTGCCAATCCGTTGTGTGAATTAAAGCCACTTCAGGATTTACTTTGCGCGTGTCTTTTTGTGGCGCAGAAACAGGTGGCACTGCACCCAATGCAATCATTGCGTCATAAGCGCCACGGTGGGTTGCCTCTACTAAATCTTCACTACGCTCTTTACTTTGCTTGAGTTGTTTCTGCAATCGCAAAATTACCTGGCGTAGTTCTTTCACATCTTGCGACTCAATGCCTTCAGGCATGTCCTGTAATCTTTTTTCAAGGCTCATTTGTGAACACAATTTCCTTGCCGTGGTGTGTGTAGCCTTCTTTATCTATCCAACTATCTTCATGCTCTAAATTTGCAGTAATCCGTACTGACTTTGCCGCATCAAACATCAACGCAACAATGGCAGGGTCAATGTCCTCTATGTCTAAAAGCGCACCCCACATACGGCCTATGGCCGTGAAGTTTCTGCGAGCGCTCCCGTATTCATGTTGGCGGTCATCAAGAACTTCATCTACTCTTTTGGACACCTGCAAGTACCATTCCTGTGAATTCTGATTGTGTCGGAACTGCATTTATGTCCTTCAGAACGCAAAGCCTGAACAATTAAATTAACAGGGTAATTCTTTTCCCATGCTTCATCTAATGTCTTTTGATCTTCTTTGCTTAGTGAGTCATACATTGTTTGGTATGCGCAAACCCCCGCAAAACGACTGGTTACACGCTTGTTAATTATTTCTTGAAATGCGTTGTCTAATGCCATGTGTTGCCTCCTTACGCAAAGCATACCGCAAAGTAAAAAGCCCCGCGTTAGCGGGGCAGTTTACTTAACTCGTTTTCTTTTTAGGCGCAGGCTTCTTATTTGCCTTTGCCAACTTGTCAATCTCTGCGGTTACTACATCTGCAACCAAGCCAAATGCAGGGTCTTTCTTGTCAATACCGCGGATTGCAGGGCCAACAACTGCCGCCGCTGTTGCAAATGCAAGCGCCTTAATGTCAGTTACTCCTGCGGCATAAAGCGCAACAGCGGTAACTGCAAAGTGGCGGATTGCTGATTTCAACATGTCTAGGTGCTTCTGTTCCATTGTTACTCCTTTGGGCGGGCTACCGCCATGATTGTTTTGTAGTCACGCCTCTTGAGGTAAAAGCCATCACCGTTTGATTGGCTTCCTGATTTACCGCTTGAGGTATTGCCCTCAAATACTTGCAGGTACTTGAGCGTTGTATGGTGGAACTTAACAATGCCCACATGATCAGGTTGAGCATCTTCATCAAACTGAAAAAACACAAGATCCCCGCGCTTAGCCTGACCAATAGGCACAAGTTGATTGTTCTTTGTTAGGTACTTTAACCAGGCATCACATGAGGCAAAACCCTTTTTAGTGTTGGCTACTGACCCGATAATTCCAGCATCAAAATACATCTTTGATGCAGACATGGCGCACCAGGGTTGATTGTTTAAGCCAAACCATTTACCAAATGTGGTGTCATTGTTTGGGCTTTCTGTGTAACCAACTGATGCTTCACAAAGTTCTATGACTTTATTTAGGCTCATCTTCTTTTCCTTCCTGTGGCTTTGGTTTGGATTTTAGTCCATTAGCCGACAAAATGCCTGAGAGAGTACCTGTAAGAAATACGCATAAGGTAGAAACAAGATCAATAAAAGCCGCATCATTAGGGGCTTGTGCCATAGGTTGCGTTACAAATACCAGCGCATACAGCATGGCAAAGACTGAACCTGCAAAAACTAAAGCAAGCAAAATTCCTATGGTAACAATTAAACGGGCATGTAATTCTTCAGGTGTGTATTTGCGTCTAGCCATTTTGGAACTCCACATTAGGTAATAAATCCTTTGTACATTGCCCTACCGCTTCACATTGCGGCGGGTTACATTCTGCCTTCTCCCAGTTTACAAATTCCTGGCAAGGATAGCGTGTGTAGCCTTGATACCCGCACCCTGTAAGGCTAAGAGCGATTAAGAAGCAGGCTATAAATTTCATCAACGCGGCTTTCCAAACGCTTAATTGTCTCACCCTGTCGGTTTTGTTCATCTCGTAATGATGTGCCGCCATTAGGTTTTAACTCAGCCAAATAATGCTTAACTAACCACCGTACCGCGGCTGTAAACCCGCCCAAAATAGTGATGATACTGACGGCTAAAGCCGCCCAATCTAATGCGTTCATGGTAAAAAAGTATAACTGTTATGTCCAGGTAATGACGCGAACAGTGCCAGTGCTATCTACTATCTTTGCTTCATTATCCGTAATGTTTAGCCACGCATCACCAATGCGCGGGTAAGTTGGATCAACAGTTACATTAGGAAATGTAAAACGCACCGCTGTTTCTAATTTGTTTAAGCGGCTATTGAGATCTGCAAACATTCTTTGTAAATCAATAGGCTGATTGATGTATGGCATTACGCTTCTCCCGCCCCTTGTGCAAGGGTCAATGTTACGCGCTCAGGGCCATCTTCACCTGGTTGAACTGTAAGGCCAACAATGCGGTAAATTTCATCAAGCGTGTTAGGGAAACGGCTATCTGTAATGATGATGCGGGCATCATCTCCTATTTGATAAGTGCCAAATACAGGATCAACATAAGCAGGCACAACAACTTTTAAGACTGTTGGCGGATAAGAGGTAGCCAAAGATTGCGCGTTGGCTAGTTCTTGCAAAACTGTTTGGTCTGTAATGTCTGAATAGTTGGCAGTTGTTTCTAGCAACGCCCAGCCTGCAAGAAGTTTTGTGGTGTCTTGCCCTACTGCAATTTGTTTACCTTCATTAGATCCAGCGCCTAATGAGTACACCGTGTTGGCTACAACTGAACCATCTTCAGGGTATTCATACTCCACCATGTTGCCCGCAGGAAAAGTAAATACAGGCACATTTGGATTGCCAAAAGTATAGGCAGTGCCACTGCGCGGAAAATAAGTGTTAAAGTTTTTTACAGGCAAATCTGTAATAGGGTCATACTCAACATCAATTGAAAAATCAAACCCATCACCTTGACGGCTAAGATCCTGCACCGCTTGAAACACATTCTTTAATTCATAGTTGTAATAAACACGATTGATTAACACGCCTGATGATGTTTGCCCTGCGCTGTTATAGCCAACGCCAATGTCACCGTAAGTTGCATTTTGTGCATTTTCAATAAGTGTTTTGGCTACAAGCAGTTGATCTGTGTTTGTAAATTCAATGTCCTGTGTAATGCGCCTATGATCAAAGTATGAAATCCATTCTTGCGCGTTAAAAGAAAGAGTCTGTGAGGTGCTGTTGTATGAGCGCCCCCAAATAACTCCACCCCATACCAAAATGCCATTACGATCTACATACAGCCCACAAAAAGCAGGAATAGTTGCAAGTTCAACATTGTATTTGTCTGCGTTTACGCCTGACAAAAGCAAGTGACCTTGAAAAGATCCAGGTTGATTTAGTTGCTGAGTAAAACCAACGCCAGTTAAAGGAAGTTCACCAATAATAGTATTACTTAAAAGATCAACAAACAGGTAACGGTAAGTTGTAGCCATGCGTTCTCCTTACTTGTATTCTTTTTTGTTCCACCAAAATTTCTTATAGCGGTCAAAGAATACCGTTAAAAATTTGTTCCAATCGGCTTGATGCTTTTTCTTTTCTTTTTCTCCGCCTAATTTAGAAGTCCAATTTTCACGCTTAAAAGGTATAACTTGAATAAACGGCGTTCCAGCAGGGATCATGCCTTCAAAATTGGGATCTCGTAATTTAAAAAACATGTTAAAAGGCAAAGAGTATTCATCAGTATCTACAATTCCATTGGCACAAATCATTGGCCCTGGTTCATGGTGTTGTGGTTCGCACACCAAAATTGACCAACCTTTAGGGGTTTTAATGCTCCACGGGTGAACAATTCTTACAGCGTAATTTATGTCACGCGAATAAGGGTGGTTTTGAAACTGCTCCATTGATTGAAATGCTACGGCTTCTTTTGCTCCCCATTGAAAATAAGGCGCGCCATTTATTTGCCTTACATAAATGTCATAAGGTGTTTCAATAATGTATCCAGCGGTCATTAAATCCCATAAAGGCATGCATCTTTTGACTGTTGCAAAAGGAGTATTATCAAGAGTAGGTGCTTTTTTACCGCTAGGATCTAAATAGGCTTTAGCCTCTTTGTACCATTTTGGTATGTATTCTGTTGCAGGTTTTGGTTTTTTTAATACGCCTTCTTCATTTTCAACATCTGTAAAAATAATTTCCATTGCGCCTCCACTAATAGATTACTCAGAGTTTGGCACTATTTCTTCCCATTTGCAAGTTTCTTCATTCAAAACCCAGTCACCTTCAGGTTTAGGGGCTATAAAAGCATCACGGGTCTCATCATAAATCATGCCTATTCCAGCATAATTTTTGCGGGTAATTGCGTTGTAAGATGTTTGTTTCCAGTTAGAGTAACCTAGTAATTCTGTTAAAAAAGTGATACCGCTTATTTCTTCATTAAGCGGGTCAAGTGAATTATTATTTACAACAATTACTTCAAGAACAGTATTGTTTTCATCAAGTTTTGCAAAATGTGCCATTAGAAAGTTATGCTCCCGCTTCCTGTCCAAGTGTAAGTTTTAAAACCTCCCGCAGTTGTAAATGTAGGTGAGCCTGTCGTGCTTGCCGCAGTTGGGTCAGTATCAGGGTAACGAATACGCACAATACCACTTCCTCCTGCTCTGCTTGAAGTGCCACTATCTCCACTACCAGTTCCACCGTTTCCAGTATTTGCTGCGCCTGCACTATTAGCATTACTTCTACCACCAGCACTTACTGTCAAACTTAAATAAGTTGCCGCCGCTCCACCGTTACCACTGCCACTTGTTTCGCCAACGCCACCAGCACCGCCACCACCGCCAGCATTGCTAGACGCATTGGAAGAACCACCGCCACCTGCGTTACCTTGTCCAGAAGTACCAGCACCACCAGATCCGCTAGTATTAGCGCCACCACCTCCTGAACCTCCTGAAAGGCCGTTCTTTGCAGCGCCACTACAAGCCGCGCCACCGCCACCGCCACCGCCAATAGCCGTTAAAGAAGAAAATACAGAATTGCTACCGCTATTTCCTCTATTGCCAGTAGCACTACCGCCAGCACCAATAGTAACGGTTAAAGCAGTTCCAGTTGCAACAGCAAATGATGAATTGTAGAGAGCGCCACCTGCACCACCGCCACCTGCAACAATGTTAAAACAGAACCCAACTCCTTGACCACCAGCACCGCCACCAGCAACAACAAGAGCCTCAACTGTTCGTACAGGAGTTACAGAGTTAGAAGCGGCAGATGCCGCAGATGTTAAACTTGCCGCGTTAGTTGCTGTAACTGTAAATGTGTATGCAGTTCCATTAGTTAAACCTGAAACTGTTATTGGTGATGATGCGCCTGTTCCTGTAATTGATCCAGGTGATGATGTGACCGTGTAAGAAGTAATAGCCCTACGGCCTGTAAAAGTAGGAGCGGTAAAAGTAACTGATGCGTTTGCATTTCCAGCCGTTGCTGTTCCTATTGTTGGTGCGTTAGGTTTTACTGGGCCTGAACTTGACATAACAGAAATTATTGACATTAGATGAGATCTCCCACAACTAACCAATTATTTGCAGAAGTTTGAATACAACCAACAGATGAATACTGAGCGCGTATTACAGGGCTTGCCGCTGTTGCTCCACCTGAAACCACTGTCACGCCTCCTGCTCCTGAAATTGTGACTGCGCCTGCATCATAAGCGGCCATCATAATAACAGCGCCTACTGGTAATGCAACTGAACTATTGAGAGGAATTGTAACTGCAACAGGTGAGGCATTGGCAAGTGTTACAAGTTTTCCATTATCGGCTAAAGCCAAAGTATAAGTAGTTCCTGTTTGTGGGTTTGTTGCCACACTAGCGGCCAAAGTAACAGCGCCACTTGACCCGCCACCTGTTAAACCTGCGCCCGCTGTAACGCTAGAAATGTCACCAGTTTCAGGAATGTTTGTAGTTACATTTATGCGTGTATCTGTAATGTTACCTGTATTGATTTGAGTAACAGCCGCGCCAACTGCAACAGTTGCAAGAGAGATTGAGTTAGCAGGAAGTGAAGGTGCAACAGGAGATCCCGCAGGAGTTCCTGCGATTACTTGAAAAATTACATCATTATTAGCGCCTGAATAAAAAGCATCACGCACTGTTGCGCATACAAGATCAATACGCGGATTTGTAGGATCTGCGGTTGTAATTGTTAGCGTGTCTTGAGCATCATTAAAAATTGTGTACACACCCATGTTTGTTGTAGTTGTACCAACAATTGCGGCCCACCCTGAAGCAACACGCACTGACATACCCGCAGGAGAATTGGCAGTAACGGCCAATGAAGAACTACCAATGATGCCAGTAGTAGCCCACAACGCTTGCGCTGTTAGTCGGTCATACTGAGCAGGGTATGAACCTGCTTGTAGCCATGATGGAGGTGTTTGTAGTGTCATTTATTCTCCCTTAGATGTACGCAGAATACCAAGAAACAGTAGCCTGAGTAGTTCCTGCCAAAGTGCTTGAGCCAGTAAAAAAGAAATTTGAATTGCCTGGTGGCGCATCAAACCATGTGCCTGAAATTAAAAGATTACGCGCAGGATTACCATTAAGAGTAATCAATTGATTGTAAAGATCAATTTCTAAAACATCTAATGCGCTGTATGTGCCTGTAAAATTAAGGGTGTTGCCAGTAGTTGTATTGCCAATAATAGGGTTTGTAATAGGCCCTTGAATAGTAATTGTTGGGTAAGTAGTGGCCCAGCCAATGTTTTGAATTGTTGTTGTAACCGTAGAAGAACCGCCGCCGTAGGTGTAATTAAATGTTCTGTTGTATGTACGCCCTAAAGCCGCGCTAATAAGCATGTTAGCGGTTTGTAAATTGCTGTTGTAATAATTTGGATCAGGGCAAAAGAATTCAACCTGAGATGTAATGTATCCGTATGTGTAATTAGGATCTACGGTTGTACGCAAACCGCGAACGCGAGCATCAACAAATTGCTCACTTGTAGGAATGTTTGGAAACTTAAAATAAAGCGGTGTTGTGCCTGATGTTTGTGGCAAAAGTATGCTTTGGATAGTGTTGTAATTTGTTTGAGCAGATCCGTTACTATCGCCAAAAGTGTTAAAAATAATTGAAATACTTCTGCCGCTTAAAAAATCACGGCCTGTAAACATGCCATCATGGTATCCGCGGTTATCATCTTGATTACGGATACCAGGTAAAGACTCTAAGCCATCAACACTCAGGATTTGGTAGGGCGAACCAGCGCCGCCAAATACCTGATTTTTGAAAGCAAAAGAATAAACCTGACTTAATGTGGTCATTATCTATCCCTAAATTGAGCGCTTGCAGATTGCGGGGAGGGCAAAGTAACAATACGGGATCTAATAGAAGCCGCCCCAATAGCGCCACTTTCTCCTGCGGCTAAAGCGGTAGGAGCAGTGGGAACAATTACATTGCCAAACTTGATTGCATTAACAACCTGGTTTGTTGTGCTGTAAGGATCAGTTAAATTAACGCCAGTAACAGATGTGTTGTAATTAGTTGTTACCATTGTTCCCCCACCTCCACCTCCACCGCCAGGGGTAGGTGTTGCAATAATTGGTGTGTATGCAGGTGCATTAGCAACAGCCGCCGCCGCAGAAGCGGCACTTAATGCCTTCATAAGAGCGGCTACTTCAGCCAACTTAGCCTTGAGATCTTCTAGTTTTTTCATGGTGGACTTATTGATTTCATCAATAGCCTTTTCATAGTCCTTCTGAGCCTCTAGGAGCGCTTCTTGCAGGGTTTTAGCGGCCTCTGCTAGTCCTTCATCAAGATCCTTTTGCGCCCGCGCCCTAGCCTCTGTAAGCGCCTTTGAAGCGTCTGCGATAGCCTCATCATAAGCAGTTTTAGCACTAGCCAAAGCCTCTGTAAGATCCTTGTTTGCTTCAGCCAACTTCTCTTTGCGAACCGTCTCAGCCTCAGTAACGGCTTCACTGTATGCCGCATTAGCCTCTGCCAATGCTTCATTCATTTCAGTATTAACAACCGCTAATGACTCTTTAAGATCCACGGATACTTGCTTGTAAGCGTCCATCAATTCAGCAGTAGCAAGTTTTCCGCCTGCGTTCATTGTCTGCGCAAGAGCGTCTAAGCCAGTTTGAGAAACTGTTTCTACTTGACCATACAAAGATTGTAATTCTTTTGTTGCATCAGGTGATGCGGCCTTGAGTGCTTCAGCGATCTTGTTACCCGCTTCAGGGCCTTGCTTAACAACTTCTTCAATAAAAGTTTGGCTGTAACCCATGCCTGCAAGTTTTGCGGCGTTGGCTTGTAATTCTTTAGCCGCGGCTAGTTTTGTTTTGAGGTCAGCAAGAAGTTTCTCAGCACTATCTGCCCCACCTTTAAACGCTTCACCTAAATCAAAACCAGTCTTAGATGCAAAGGCTTTACTCAAGCGCTCCATTGACTGTTGCACAATGTTTGCTTGCTTTTCGCCCGCGGCTTTAGTTAGATCAGCGGTTTTATCCGCCGCCTTTTTGCGTATGTCATCAAGTTTAGAATTGTTAGCCTTGAGAAGATTTGCCTTTTTATCAGCAAGATCTTTGTCAATACTTAACTCAAGTTCTGCAAAACGCTTTTTGGCTTGTTCTTCAGCCTTGCTTTTGCGTTCTAGGGCTTCTGCCTCTGCATCATCAAAACGCTTTTGGGCTTCATCAAGAACTTCTTTGTTGCGTTTTTTAAGATCAGCAACTTTTTCATCATGATCTTTGTGAGCCTTGAGCATGACTTCATTGCGTCTTTCTAGTACCTCTTGCGCTTTTTCTTGCGCGTCAGCAATAGCCTCATTCATGTCTTTGTAAATCTTTGTTACATCTTTTTTGTAACCTTCAAGTTTACTTTTTTGTTTTTCATCAAGGCCGCCGCCTCCACCGCCGCCGCCTCCACCGCCGCCAGTACCTTTACCGCTACCGTAAGTAAATGCGCCTTCACCATAGCCGCTTTTAACAGAACCTTTGAGATCAGATAAATTCTTGCTTGTTGCTTTGATTGAGTCTGATGCCTTTTGAGCGCCATCTGCAATGCCTTTAGCCCAACCCATGCCTGGCACTTTGCTAAGCATGCCAATAAATTTACCAATGCCTTGTACCAAATAAGCAAAACCAGTTAAAACTATTTGTACACCCTTGATAACAATGCCTCTGAATGTTTCTGATTTCTTCCATGCAAAAACAAAAGCCGCACCTAATACAGTCAATGCAGTAATAAGAACGCCAATAGGATTTGCCCGCATTGCCGCATTGAGAACATACATAGCAACTGCAAAATTAACAGCCGCTAGTGTTGCAATACTATGACCAGCCGCTTGAGCCTTAACAATGGCTGTGTAAACTGCCGTTACCGCGCTTGTAATAACTACCGCGGCTTTGTAGGCATAAAACACGCCAGTTGCAAACACAATGATGCCTGCGTAAATTTTTATTGCATCACCATTGTCTTTAATAAATTTACCCAAAGAACGCAAAGCAGGAATAAAAGTGTCAGTAAGAAACCCTGTAACGCCTAATAATGCAGGCAATAACTTTTTACCAAGATCTTCTTTTAACTTATCAAAATCATTTCTCAAGGCTTGCATTTGGCCTTGCGGGGTATTTCTTAATTCTTTGTTAAAGTCTTTGTATGTGGAATTAAGAACATCAACAATAGCCGCAGATCTTTCTGCTTCTGTACCTGATGAAATAAGTTTCTTAGTGTGATCATCAAGCACAAAGCCAACTCTTGTAAGAGAACCAAAATTACCGTTAAGCGCTTGTGCCAATCCATTTGTCATCTGCTTGAATTCATCTGCGCTTGCGTTAGCGCCCTTTTCAGCGGTGACATAATCAAGAATGGCAGGTGTCAATCTTTGGATTGTGTCGTACTGCAAATTAAATGTTGCCAACTGTGATTGCGTTTGCGTAATGTTTCCGCCTGTTACAACGCCTACTTTTTCTAACGCATCAGCCTGCGCATTAAGTGCGGCTACTTGTTCATCAGTTGCGCCAGTGCCAACCTTCATCAATTGGTACAAACGCTGTTGTTGCGCTTCTGCTTCCATAGCCTGCGCAATAACATCTCTACCAAATTGCAAAACTTGAGTACCCGCAAAAGCAACACCAAGAGATGCGCCAATTTGTTTTACCTTAGTTGCAAAATTACTCATGCCAGTTGAAGCAGTTTGAACAGATTTATCTACGCCTTTAATAGCGCTTTCTGCTTGAGCCAAACCTACTTTAAGTTGGCTTACATCTGCCTGTAATTTAATTAACATTGGAGGAATTAAATCAGCCATGATTAACTCCCCAATTTCTCTCTAACAGCGGTTGTAAAGATCCTGTTGATTTTGCCGCTACGCAATAGCGATAAAGCCGCAGGTTCTAAGTAAGGGTATTTTACCCCCGCAGGCCAATTTCCACCGCCCTTTTCTACCTGGCGCGCATAGATCATTGTTGGCCCAACTTCAGCGGTGTACACACCAAAGCCAGCGCGGTAAGTAGTTTTAATAGATCTTTTTAGATTACCTGTAACCGTGTTAGGCCCTGATCCACCAACATGTTTTGGTGGAGTAATAACTAAATAGGGTCTGCCGTTTTTGCTTGTACGCTTTTCATAACTGCGTGTGCCTTGAAAGTTTAATTTTGCCTGGCGTTCAACGGCCAAACCAACACGCATAATTCCTAATTGCGCACCTTGTTCAATTTTTTCCGCAGATCCATCAATTGCGGCAAGAACTTCTTTAAGGTTTTTGATAACAATTTCAGCCATCTCTCAACCCTTCTGTTTTCACCTCATCAACGGTTCTAGCAATTGCTATCAACCAATCTGCCGTACTAGCGGGCAAGTTATCTACCTGTTCAGGTGTCCAACCAAACCGCTCTGCCATTTGGTAGTAATACCATTGCTCATCAGGATAGGAAAAGGCTTCATGCCTTTCCCCACCCTTGAGTAACCATTTTAGGCGTTGGAGTTCTCGCCAATTGCTTTTGGGTCTGCCTCTGTCTGTGGCGTTTCAGCCAGGTTAGGGAACAGATACTTTTGCGCGTCTTTTGTGTGATCTACCAAAGCATCATAATCAACCATTGTTAGTTCATCTAATGACTCAAGTTTGATTGATGGCGGAATTAAATCAAATGACCATGACTCAACAAGCATTGCAATAAGTGCATCACCTAATGCAAGTGCTTTTGTTAGATCTCCACCAACAGCGTTATCCGCTGTACGCATTACATTTTTGCGGTCTTTTACACGCAAAGTTGTTGGATCTTTAAGAACTACTTTTGCCCCTGACGGTAGCGTTACTTCTTTAGACATGTTGCCTCCTGTTGGTTTGCCTTCCTAAATCATACCTAAAAGGAGAGCAAGCGGTGTGGGAGAGCGGGAAGGCAATCGCCCTCAACCACACCGCCGCCCTGATCTAGTTATGCGTATGTACCTGAAGCCTTAGCGTTCTGCAACACCCATTTGATAGGTGAGAAACCGCCTGAAGAACCAGCATCAGTTGTATTTGATTGCGCGTTAATGTCCACTGTTACCTGTACAAAATCTTCACCGCGTTCAATCACACCAGTGGTGTAAGCGCCCTTAGTAAGAGTTGCCTGGATTTGAACCGCAGAAGCACCAGCACCATAAGCCCAGTTAAATACAAGAGCAGGTTGTGAGTTGTTAAGGAAGTTAAGCAATTGTGAGTCATTGTCCATGACAAATGTAATCTTGCCTGTTACTTCCAAAGGCCCTAGAAATACTTGGTATGGATCTTGTGTATTTGAGATGCCATAGATAGGTGTTGCAGGGCGTGTCATGTCAATGTTGCCAGTCATGGCAGTTGATACCGCAGATCCACCGATTGAAACAGTACCGCGCCACACTGGTGTAGGTAGAACTGTTGAGAATGCAGGTGTTGGATCTGAAACAGTTTCAGACTGGAAACCAGTGCTTTTTGCATCATACTCAAGCATGCCGTCTGCGTTGAACTTCAATGAGAAGTCAGAGAACTGGCAACCAGGGTATGAGCGAACATCTACCGCGTAGAAGTCAGTCAATGTGTAAGAAATTGGCTGAACATCTCCACCTGATGCAAGGCTGTTAAATAATGAAATTGTGTGAGTGTAAGGTGCAGATACACCAGTAGTTGCTACTGATCCTAAAACACCTGCAATTGCGTAGCCCACGGTGTCAGCAAATACTGCTCCACCAAAATCTACTGTTGAGCGTGTACGGCCTGGAATGTAGTTGTAATTCAATACATTTGAGCCACGCAAACCTGTGTCATAAAGTGGATCTACAATGTCCACTGGTTTTAATGCGTCCTTCATTACTGGAATGAAGTCGGTTGGTGCTACTGCCGTACCGCGGGTTGCTTCTTTTGCAATACCTAAGTACGAGCGTACGGACTGTTGAACAGACATTATTTCACGCTCCTAGTTTCTTGTCTGACGCGGCAGACATAGTTGTTGTTGTTTCTATTGGTTTTGTTGGTTCTGTGACTGTTGGCTTTGCGCCCGCAAGAATTACATCTGCGGCTACAAATCCTTCAGGTGCGTCAAACTCATCACCAGGTTTTACAGTTTTCCCAATGCTAGGGAACACGCGTTCATCAGTTCCGTTGTATTTGTACTTCATCATGCTCCTTATGCCTGGATCATCTGTGTTACGGGAAATTGTATCTCAGCAAAGATTTCTGTAACGCCTTCTTTTTCAGTAGAAGGTTCTCCATAGCGGGCCTGAATAACTGGCTCTGCACCTTGCCAAACTAAATTACCTGTTGGATCGCCAAAGTTATGATCTGACCTTAAGCGCTCTTTGATGTTATCAACAATTGTGTCAAAGTCAGTCATAACATCTTCTGCCTCTCTATGAAAAGAAATGCAGAAAATCTGAACAATTACGGTGTAATCCACACGCTTCCAACCATTAGTTGCTCCACCAATAGCCAAACGGGTTTCATACTCATCAGCAATGTAAACAACAATGGCCGCTCTTGTGGCTTGTCCTGGTTCAGCGTTTACCTGGTAGTTGATGATTTTTGGAAAAGATGTAAAAACCTGATTGACATTTGTGATGCGCGGGTTGGATAAAAATAAAGATAGTGTTTGGCGTACCGCGTTGCGGCCTGTAAGAATAGGTACGGCAGGCATTATCTAATCCTGCGGTACTTGTTCACCATGTCTAGGGCAACGGCTATGTCACTGCCGTAGCGCACTGAACCAGGAATGTTTCCTGCGGGTGAAGTTGTGTAAGCCATAGTAGTTGAAGCATCACCACGCATTTTAATAAATGCGGTTGTAATTAAAATACAGGCTTGCTTGAGAACAGTTGGCAGGTTGCTAAATGTCGCGCCAACACCATGAGCAAAAAGCATAGGAGAGGCCAAAGGAACTGTTGTTGATCCGTAAACATAATTGCTTGCAACTGTTACGCGCTCAGTTCTTTGACCATCAAAAATGCGGTACTGCTCGCCTGGCAAAATACCTATGCCACTGGCTACGGTTAAAGTGGTATCTCCTGCAAGGGTAGCCACCGCAAGTTCTGTATTGGTGTATCCCGCAATGTATGTGTATTTAGTGAATGTGTAATTGCTCTGCCCAATAGAACCGCCAAATTGAAGCGGGCCTTGAGATGTGTAATTCCACCCAATTTGATTGCCAGGGATAATGATTTGTTGTCCTTCAAACCATGCTATTGAGCAATCCTGTAATTCATTTAACTGGTTTGGGTTTGCCCCGTAATAAAATGCTGAAAGAGAAACAATAGGCGCATTGTATGGGTGCAGTGCGTAGTACCCGCCTGATGCTGAATAGCGTATGCGTTGTGTTTCTGTGTACTGACTAGCCACAAGATTTTGGTTGAGGTACTCATTCATGTATGAAGAAGCGCGCAAAATAACTTCTGCCAGTTCTGCATCTTGAGCCGCGGCATTACCGCCCACAACCAACATGTCATAGTTGATTGCCGTTGGCGCGTTCTTGTATTCCGCCACACTGATGTATGGGTTCTCATTGCTAATGTCGGGCGTGATACCTACGGCCATGATTTATTCTCCATCTCGCGGTGTTTCTTGTGACTCGTATCCGCAACGCCCACACTTGCGAAACCAGCCCTCAAAGCCACATTCTACGCAACTAAATCCGCGCTTGCGGTCATCACTAGAAATTGGATTAAGTGATGCTTCAAAAAATCCTTCAGCCTTCATTGCCCTCTGATGTGCCTTGTTTTCTACATTGTAAATACCTTGACGGTCTGTGAAATAACTTTGTCCGCCAATAACAGTTTCTTTTACACCCCTGTCAGGTGCTACCCATCTTGCCATTTTGCCTCCTAGTTAATTGGAAAAGGGTGCGGCTTTTACACCGCACCCCTCCCTTCTTATTAAGTTGTAACTTACGCTTGCTGAATTCCTGAAACTGCGCCGTTCCATGCAGGAGCGGTGCAGAAGAAAGTTCCGCGGAAGTATGTTGAGAAGTCATAAGTGAACTGAGTTACTGGCCACTGGATACCCATGTAGTCCTGTACCAAGAAGTTCGCCCATACATCAGATACCTGTGTATCAGGAATTGGCAATGTGAATGAAAGAACAGGTGCAACACCTGAGTTCAGCCACGGGTGAACCATGATGTCCACTGCCTTGCCTGTTACTTCATTCTGAAGTCCTGTAACAATAGAACCGTATGTAGTTCCGTCTGCGCCAGGGTTGTTAATTACCAAACGGTAGTTGGCAGTTGAGCCATTCTTGATTGCGTCAGATAGTTGCTTACGGTCATTTCCGTTCATGAGAACCATGTCAGGATCAGCCTTTACATTCTGATACAACTCAGCAAAAACATCTTGGAATTCTACACCTGGGTTAGCAGTTGAGAACGCGCTGTTGATTGCGTTGTTGAAGCCAGTGTTAGGGCCTAGAACTGTTGGAAGAATTCCGTCATAACCAGTTGCATAAGCAGATGTATCTGCGTTAGCGCGTGAAGCCGCTGGGCCTGATGTAGAGAACGCAAAGTTATTTGCAGGTAGGTTAGTTGCAGATGCACCCTGAATAATTACAGTTGTTCCGCCCTTTACTGTTCCCTGTAACTTAGCGTTTGCTGTTCCTGTTGTAGTTCCAACATAAACATTGTAACCAAGTGCGCCAACTGAACCTGTGAAGGAAACAGAAAGAACATCACCTGTGTTTACGGTTTCTGTTGCAAGTGCTGAAACAATTGACTCACCAAAACCGTTAGCGGAAATACCTGCGTCTGCGGTGATGTAAACATAGTAAGTGCCTGATGCAAGTGCTGTTTGACCTACACCTGCGGCTGGTGATGATGCGTTAAGCGCTGTTGGAGCGGCAATCGCTCCTGAGTAACCTGATGCAGTTCCGCGAGCCATTAGCATCATGCGTTCTTCCATAAGCATTGTTGCGTATAGAGTAGAAGTTGATGACAACTGACGGAGATCCTCATAGCCCATACCTGAGAAGTTTGCATCAAATGAAACCTGATCAGATAGTGAGTATGAGTTGTAAGGCAAGATTAAATCATCTGCGGTGTAGGAGATCTGTGGGCCACGGATTAACTCAAGTGGAGTAGAACCGCCACCAGCAAAGTTATTCTGTGTGCTTTCTGTAATACCAGGCCAAATCTGTCCTTGTCCGCCTGTACCTGTACCTGTGTAACCAAGAATTCTCTTTACACGGTGAGATGTACCAATTCCCTTTTTGCGTGGAATACGGTTGCGGAGTGGAGTAGGGCGTGGTGTAAGCAACTTCGCAGGTGCTTCAAGGTCAAACGCCGCAAATGAAGATGACAAAGGAGAAGTAAGTGTGATTTCCTTCTGAATGTCCTGCATTGCCATGCGCTGAGCCGCTAGAGCAGTATTCAAACCGTTCATAGCGTCACCTGTAAGTGACTTGTTAGCCGCTAGTGCTTCAAGTGTTGAGATTGGATCTGCCTGTGGTGCTTGTCCTGGAACATGTGAAGCGCGTGAAAGACTCTTTGAGAGTTCGCCTGAGTATTCCTCAAAGCGTTCTGCGGCTTCTTTAGGAGTTGCATCACTGAATAGATCGGCCACCTTTGGAGGTGTAAGTGCCATTTGTGTTTCCTTTCAGAGATTAGGTTGGGTTACTTATCAAGAGTTTTTTCATACTCTGCAATGTATTCATCTGCAAGTATTTTGTAACCCTTAGCAAGTGTTATGTCTGTTGTTGCTTTTGCTTTTTCTTTGTAAACAGCGGCCTTAGTTAGCAAGTCATTAGTTGTTTTCACATCTATTGGGCTTACTGTTCGCTTTGGGCCACCACCTAGAGCCAAAGATTTAGCGGTTGCTAACTCAGTTTCCAAACTCATTGCTCGCACCTCAGCCGCCTCTTTTGCGGACACAAGGTTGGCAATCTCTGATTTGAGAGCCTTTGTTGCTTTTTCCACCACTTCTTCTACTATGGCTTCTAACTTATCTGTTGAGTTTTCATCAACAGAAACTTCTTCTGTAACTTCTTCAGCCGCAGGTGCTTCTTCAGCAACTTCTTCTGCAACTGGTGCTTCTTCTGCTTCCGCAGATTTAGGTGTATCCGCAGGAGGAATGATTGTTGCAGTGTTTAGGTTTGCACCTGTTTCCGCTGTTGGTGTCATGTCAGTTGCCGCGGCAGATGCTTCTATTTCTTTTTCAGCGGCCATGTATTTGTTGTAGCACTTTTCAGCATAACCTTCAGCCATGCCTGCTTCTTTACAACGCGCCTTAAATTCTTTTAATGTCTCGCCCTTTTTAGGCATGATTTCTTTTTCTTCAGGCTTTACTGCCATTTCAATTTCCGTTTCTTCCATGACTTCTCCCTCTGCTTCTTCGCCCTCATACCAAGCATGGAGATGAGAAACGGCTTCTAGTAAATGTGAGATAGAAGAAAGTTCATTGTGACCTTCCTTCATTTCTTGCGCTTCAATAGAAATGAGATTTGCTAACGCTTCACGGGCGCGCTCGTACTCACCTTTATCAAACTTGAAAAGATCACCCAAAATAGACTCAGGTACGGCAATTGTTTCTGTTTCCATTGGGTTCTCCTTAATTAAATTACCGTCAGATTGTAAACCTTTTTCCTTACTCTTTGCCTTGTATTTGCCACCACGCTTTTTGTATTCGCGTACTACCCAGGCATTTGCATAGGCAGATGGGTACACATCAAACTTTGCTTTAGCCGCTCTAATGACCTCTGCGTATAATTCTTTATCCGCAGGCTCGCCCTTACGCGGTTTAATTACTTGAGTAAAATCTTCTTCACCCTCTTTTTTCTCAATCCATTCTTCAACCTGTACCAAGTCCTTTGCGCCATCAACAGACTTAGCCAAAACCAACTGGCAGTTAGGGTTGGCAGGGCGATCCACTAAACTGATTTCTACAATCTGCCCATCAACAATGCGACCATTTGCCGCTTTGCTATCGCGCACAACGCGTGGGTTTTTAATGCCTACTGAAAAACCCTTGAGTACGCCAGCATCTACCTTCTTAACTGAAACAGGATCTACAACTAATACGCCAATGTAATGTCCATCAGCCTTTGCCTCATACTCCTTAGCAACACCTGCGGCAATTTGGCTGTGTTGTTCTCTGATGTTTCCACCTGACTTAAACCAGGCGGGCATAGCGCGCTTTAACCAATCGCCATCACAAATCTGTTGATCAATGTCTAGTGAGTCATCTGTTGCCTTTCCGTAAACGGTCATTGTGCCGTCTGCGTTACGGTCAGCCTTCTCAATACTAAAGTATGAGGTGGTTGTTAGATTACTAGCCATTGATTTCTCCTTGTTTTCCTGTTCACTGGTAATTCTTTTAGCCCATGCTCTACCAGCGTCTCCGCCCCAAAGCAACCAAGCAATGTAACCTGCACTGTCTTTGCCCCAGCCTTCACCTTTTTTATCAACTTCATGGCGAGCAAAGTAAGAGTTCATTCTCTTTAATGTGTCTAATGATAATGCTTTTCCGTTTGATAAGTCGCGGGCGCGGGCAACGCCAACTTCTGTTCCGCCACGGCCATGTTTTGCTCTAAGTTCTAAACCGCGTTTAGCGTTACTGCGCACTGGTTGAGGTGGTACAAAGCCATCACTCATAATTACTCCTTAGCGCCGTTTGCCATAAGAGTATCAACTTCCTTTTCTCTGCGTTGTAATTCTGCTTTAGCACCAGGTATGCCTTCTTGAGCGCTTAACACAACTTCAAGGATTGAGGCTTCTGCCCAATCAACATCTGTTGGTGGATCACAACTTTCATTTTTCATTAGTTACGCCTTTGCCTTTCTTGCTTTCTTTGCGTTTGTCCGCAAATCTTTTGTTGGTATTGCTGAGTGATCCGTAAGCCATGTTTTGTATGGCTCTTGTAATGTTTCATAAGAAGTGCTTTTTTTAAGCGCCGCAAACAATCGTTCAATAGCCTCTTGATCAAGGTAGGCAACAAGTACACCCGCCTTGCGGCTTACTTCTACTTCTGTCATGGCATCTCCTTAATGATTAGGGCTGTTCTATTTAAAACAATTGTGTATGTGTCAGGCACTTGCTCTCTTGTAGTCCAATTGACAACTGGATTTTTGATGCGGATTGCGTCATACCCATTAGCCGTTGCCCACATGCTTGCGCTTTCATAAAAATCTTGTGGGTAGGAGTAATACAATTCTTTTTGCGCGGGTGTCATCAATCCTGTTCTTTGGAATTCTGCTTCTATGTCCTCCAGGTATGCAATTTTTGCGCGTGGATCTAAAGCGGCTTCTACGGTTTTGCCAAACGGAATGGGGTTTCCAACTCTGTCCTCTTTAGCAAATTTAAGAGCAGTTGCAGGTGAGTCAGCAAAATAAGTACCATCACCAAACAATCCGCGTCCAATGTACGGAGTATCCCCTGTAAGCAATTGCCCTACAAATTGATCTACCTGTTCAGCGGTATCTCCTGCAACACCTCTATGCAAAGGCATTGCTCCTGAGTCCAGGGCTTTTTTGTATTCTTCCGCTGAAACAACTCTAGGCTTTCCGTTAAAACCTTGTTCATCAAGTACCTTTTTAAGATACAAGTTTTCCCCATCAGGCCGCCACGGTACGCCTTCTTCTAACTGCAAAGCCTTATCAGGCGTAAAATAACTAGCGGGTTTTTTAGCCGCCACATAACCAATTTTAGGCCCAACCACTTCAGGAACTTTCCACCCAAACTCTTTAGCCATAGCCTGTACAAGCAAGTTAGATGTTGTGCCATTTGTCCTGTAATACTCAGTAAACATTTCAGCATAAAATTCTTTAGTGTTTTCCGCTGAGTACCCACTCTTAAACGCACCAGGGTATTCCGCTTTAAGCCGTCTAATTGCATTTGTGCGTACAGCGTCTTGCGTACCGTTTGTAATGTCATCAAGCAAATGACCCCATTCATGTGCAATGGTGTATTCAAATTGTGTAGTGGCGGGCGTTACAGGCATCTTAAAAGTACCTTGTGCAGAAGCCTTCAAATCCGCATCTTTAATAATTTTAGGCACAACCCATAAATCTGACTTACCACCGTAAGCCCACCCAAATTTACCACTAGCATCTTTTTCAATGTGTACAACAGCGCGTGTTTTAGGGTTTGTTGCTTGTAATTTTTCTACTTCTTTAATAACTAATTTGCGTTCTGCATCAGTTAATTTCAAACCTGTACTAGAAAATTGCACTTCAAGCGGGCCGTTTTTGTAGATAACCGCTTTGTCAATAAACAATTGATCTACTTTTTTAATCCTAGAACCAAAGAATGTTCTTTCAATTTGTTCTCTAGCCATAGGGAAAATTAAGGCTCTCCCCAACGCGCTTATGGCGGCTTGTCTATTAAGAGGTTGCGGCAAAATTTCCCATTGTCCAGGTACATACGGGCGCGCATCTAATGCTTCATACATGTCTAAGGCTTCATTAAGTGAACGGCCTTCTTGCAACGCGCTAACAATTTGCTCAATTTCTTCTTTAGGTGTTCTGAAAGTAGTGGCATCAGGGCCAAAATTAACAGGAGATGGAGGAACAACCATTGTTGCGCCTGGGATCTCAGGTTCATCTTCCATACCTGGGATTACAGGTAGCAACACGCAACGGCAATGTGGGTGTGCAGGAGGTTGAGCGTCACCTGATGCAAATGTTTGCCCAATAACGATTACTTGCCCATCATTCTTTGCGCACACATCACACGGATCAGATACCGCCCACTCCATCTTTTGTAGGCCAGCATCTTTGTAACGCTCAATAGTTGAGAATGACATAGCGCGGTTCTGTTCAGTAATAGCGATAGTTAGGGCGCGGCTAGGGCTTGCAACATGTTGCCCAATCATTACGGCGGCGCTCTCAGCATCTAAACCAAGTGCAATTGAGTCAGAAAGAGCAGTGCCTAAATTTACAATTGTTTCTTTGTTAAACTTTTTGAAATAACTAGCCCCACCTGTTGATTGCAGGTAAGCCTCAAATCCTTTAGTTGGGTTTAGCAAAAGAGCAGTGGCCTTGTCTCCTGGCTTCCAGTTATCCCAATTAACTTCAATGTCATCAGCCTTGTTTGCGCGTTCAGTTTTCTTAATCCATTCATCAGCGGCGGCCTGTCCTAAAACATAAGCCTCTGCCCATGCGCGCATGACTGTTTGGCGTAGGGGTTCATCATTGAGATACACATTAAGGATTAACCATGAGCGGGCGCGTGTGCGATCTTGCGTGGTGTTATCCGTAGGTTGCGGTTGAGTCTCCTGGTATTTGTCAAAGACTCGTTTGAAGTCTGTTACCTGGTGCAGTGCCGCTCTAATCTTCACCGCGTTCTTTGCCGCTATGCGCCCATCTGCCTTGAGAGCGCCCTCAATCATGTTAGATAAGCCTTAGCCAGCGCTCGCGCAGTATCTAAATCACCATCAAAAGCACAACGGTTGAGCGCATCTCCCACAATTGGATCAAGTGACTTGAACTCAAATAATCTTGCGCGCTTACCCTTAGCCGCCCATTTCATAAATGCTTTCACTTCAGTCACTTCATCTTCTTCAGGCTTTACCTCTGTTGAAGGTTCTTGCTCAAGAGGATTAGGAGTTGTAGGCGCATCAGGTGTTGCATCAGGGCCACTTAATGTTGGCGCAACTGAAGCGGTAGCCGCATCAATCAATCCATCAGGTGAGAATAAATAAACAGCGCCACCGCTTACAAGAATTGGCATGTCAGCCTGTGGTGTATCAAGTAACGGCAAACCAAGTTCTGATCTGCGTTCATTTACAGACTTACCCGCAGAGCGGATTTCAATCTCATTCTTACGCGCATTTTCTTCTGTGTCTCTGCGCTCTGATGTGAGCAACTTAAACTCAAGTTCACGCGGCATACCTAAGTATGTGTAAGAAAGATTTGTAAGTTGCTTAGAAATCCAATTAGCAAGAGGCCCAATGCCTAACGCTTCTCCATTTTCTGCTTGTCCTTCTGAGAAACCAGCCCCACCTAATCCGCCTTTTGGTGAGAAACCAATTTCCGCAGGTTGTACGCCAAAGTGTCCGCAAATAGAAGTAACTAAATAATCATCAAGTGTGTCTTTGAACTTCTCGCCATAACCTTCATTAACAATAGGTGTAAGACCCTTTGGCAATAAGCGAGCGCGTTTGCGTTGCTCTGTCTGTCCTGCAAGATCATCATTAAGAATACGCTCATAAGCAAGCAAGAGGTCAGGGTTAGTTCCCCAATCCTCATCAGTTGTAAACATGAGTTCGGGCATTACACCATCTGTGTACTCTGCTCTGATCCATTGTTGGCGGCGCAAATAAATGTCAGCAAGTGGTAGCGCTCGCTCTACTGGGCTAAACCCGTAAACAGTTGTTGAGCGGCGATTGCGTACCATGTAAGCCAATTGATCAGATGTAAATTCACCATCTGCTTTTGGATCTTCTTCTGTTGCGGCAAACTCTGAGCGTGGGAAACCATAAAGGATCTGTTGGAACGCCGCGTTAGGTGACATTGGGCGCATACCGCGGTCATCAATAAGTGGCTTGATTGTTGAGCCATCAAGAATTTGAAAACCATAAAGATCTCCGCCTACTGTTGGCTGTGGGTAAACAGCCAGCGCATCAATTACAAGAATGTCCTCAATTGCAATGTTAATCCAGTCGTTCCATGTGTAACCATTTGCCTTGTCAGGGTTTTCCCAAAACTCACGCAAGCGGTTGATTTCATCTGTGTACTTTTCGCGGGCTTTAGCCATAGCGCGCACATGATCGCCGCCTGACTCTGCCGCAATTTTTTCTGATGCGTCTGAACCAAGCACAATGTCAAAATCTAAACCATTCATTTTTGCTTTAGTTACTTCAATGCAACGGCGCAAAATGTCAATGCTATCTGCCGCGTCTCGTAATGTTGAGAATGGAACTAAGCGCGTTGGAACAATGTTGATGTTCTGAGCAACCTGGTACTCATAACGGCGTGGTTCAGGGCGGCCTGTTAATGGATTGATTGGGTTAATCGCACCAGGGATAATTGGATTGCCTGGGCCAAATGGAACTGTTGCGCTAAATGGTGCGCGTGGGAGTGCGACATTGTTGCCGTATGTCTGTTGCATTGCTAAACCGCTTTGCGCCATCAATGCGTCAGTGCCAACTGTTGTAGCACCCGCAGGCAGGTTAGGGCCTTTTTCAATGTCTTGAGTTGCTAATGCTCTTGCGATACGGTCACGCAGACCCATGCGTATCTCCCTTGTTATGCCTCTTGTAAATCAGGCGTGTTGCAATGATAGCGATTTTCTGAACATCATGTATTGTAAGGATTATGAACTTAGTAGAGAAGGCAGTTCAACACGGTGGCAAACTTGCGCCCCTGGTGATCCCTCACGGATTAACTAGCGGCACTGGGCTAATGAACCCATCAATTTTTATTGATGACAAAGGCAACATTCTTGTGAACTTACGCCATGTTAATTACACGCTGTACCACGCAGAAAATGAGCAGAAGTTTCCTAGCCGATTTGGGCCACTGTCATACCTGCACCCTGAGAAGGATCGCCGCTTAGTTACGGTCAATTACTTGTGCCGCCTCAATGATGATCTTGAGATGACTCACCACGCCAAAGTGGATACATCTGAATTAGATGTTGAACCTATTTGGGAGTTTGTGGGTGAAGAAGATTGCCGCGTAGTTCAGTGGCTAGATGATTATTACCTGGTGGGAGTGCGTAGAGACACCACAACCAACGGTGTAGGCCGTATGGAGTACAGCCGTATTGAGATTGACTGGGATAAATGGGCAGTCAAAGAGGTCAGGCGTGTGCGTATTAAAGCCCCTGCTCCAAACACTTCTTACTGTGAGAAGAATTGGATACCTGTCCTTGATAAGCCTTACCACTTTATCAAATGGACAATGCCAACAGAATTAGTTTATGCCAACCCCATCAGTGGAGAGTGTGAGCAGGTATTTCATAAGCCAACAGCGCCAGCGCCTAAAGATCAGCGCGGATCTAGCCAGGTCATACGGTGGGGCAACATGTACATCTCAATTACCCATGAGGTTGATCTATTCAAAAATTATCTTCAGCAAAAAGATGCCATCTACCGTCACCGCTTAGTTGTGTGGGATCAAGAATTAAATGTTGTAGGACTAAGTAAGGAATTCTCATTCTTAGATGCTCGCGTTGAGTTCTGTGTAGGTGCGGCAGTCCATAACGGCAACCTTTTGGTGTCATTTGGCTTCCAGGATAACGCCGCTTTTGTCTTGCAAGTACCTGGTGCAGTAGTGGAAGATTTAATTATGGAGGCACTGGCGTATGAAAATTGAGCAATTAGTTGTAGAACTATCTAAAGATCCATTCAATCCAGCGCTCAATTTTGATGTAGCCGTTGAGTACGAGAGACAAAACCAAACAGCATCAGCCGTTTCTTTCTATTTGCGTACCGCTGAATACGGCCATGAGACACACCCCACCCTGGTTTATGCGTCACTTCTTAAAGCGGCCCATTGTTTTGATGACCAAAATGACCGCCAGGCCACTGTGAGTAACTGTTTATTGCAGGCCGTTGCTTATCTGCCATACCGCCCTGAAGGTTATTTTCTTTTAGCGCAGTTTCATGAGCGTTTAGCGCAATGGCAGGAGTGTTACACCTGGGCAAACATTGGATTGCACAATCATCTTCATTCACCGCTTCCTGTTCATGTGGGTTATGAAGGCAATTATGTATTGCTGTTTGAAAAGGCTGTGAGTGCCTGGTGGATAGGGCGCAAAGATGAAAGTCTTGAATTGCTCAAGCGTTTAGAACAAATGGACATTGATCCAGGGTACAAATCCGCAGTGCAACATAACCTTGAAAGGATAGGCAATGCTTCTGTTTGATGTAGGGGCTAACCGTGGTGATGCAACACTTGCAGGATTAGAGCAGGAATACCGCGTAATAGCCTTAGAAGCCGCTCCACGCGTGTTTTCAGAGTTGGTTAAGAACTTTATCTACCACCCTGATGTTGTGCCTCTTAAAATGGCAGTTAGTGACAAAGATGGTGAACGCTTAAAGTTTTATGAAGCAGATGAAGATGGCCTTAGTTCGCTCAGCAAAGACTGGCTAACCAAAGATGGTATGCCATACAAAGGCAAGCCTCACCGTGAAGTAGAAGTAAACACAATCACCATTGACACCCTTGCAGATACATACGGCAACCCTGATTTAATCAAGATTGATGTTGAAGGTGCAGAGTGGCAAGTGATGAAAGGCATGACCCGCCATTACGGGGGCATGATTTGCTTTGAGTGGACATTTGAAACCATGCACCAGCATGAAGATCAGTTAGATTATTTATTTACATTGGGATACAGAGAAGTAGCCGCTCAATACATTGTGAACCATTTGCAAGAGCCTGATGATTGGGGCAACATGCAATCAAACAACACCAATCAATTAAACGCCTGGCATCAACTTACATCTGATGCGTGGATAGACGGCGGTTGGAAAGTAGCCAACCTGCGCCCTACCGCAGATGTAGGTATGTTGTGGGTTAGGTAATGTCTCCCACAATTGTGAATAGGTTTGATGCTCCATTAGTACAAAGAATTGATGCGGCACTGTACTGAACGCGTAATGCAGGGCTTGCAGATCCGTTTGATGTAAATGTAACACCGCTTGCCACGATAGAAACCGCGCCTGCGCCAGTACGCTGTACATAAATAACTTGTCCAGTGCTAAATGTTCCTGAAGGAACAGTGATGTTTGCAGTACCGCTCTGCGTAACCCACTTGTTTACATCTCCTGCAACCAATGTGTAAGCAGTTGATTGCGCATTAAATGTAACGGTTGGAAGCGTTCCAGTAGTTCCTTGTGTACCCAAAGTTCCTTGCAAACCTTGTGTTCCAGTTAATCCCTGAAGTCCAGTTGTGCCTTGAACACCCTGAGTACCCTGTGTTCCCTGGCTACCTGTTGTTCCTTGAGTTCCAGTAGCGCCCTGAATTCCAGTAGTTCCTTGCGTTCCTTGAATACCAGTCTCACCAGTAGTTCCCTGTGTACCAGTTAAGCCTTGAGTTCCAGTAGTACCCTGAATTCCATCAAGCCCCTGAGATCCAGTTGTTCCCTGAATTCCCTCAAGCCCCTGAGTACCTTGCGTACCCGTAATTCCTTGCAGTCCAGTAATACCCTGAGTGCCATCTGTACCTTGAGTACCAGTTGTACCCTGCGCACCATTAACGCCGTCAGTACCTTGAGATCCAGTAACACCCTGCAATCCCTCAAGTCCTTGAGTGCCTTGCGTACCTTGTGTGCCAGTAATTCCCTGGCTACCAGTAACTCCTTGCAACCCTTCAGTACCTTGAGTTCCTTGCAAGCCTTCTAAGCCCTGCGCACCAGTTGTTCCCTGCGTTCCATCAAGGCCTTGAATTCCCTCTAAGCCTTGCGCGCCAGTAGTTCCTTGAATACCGTCTAAACCTTGTGATCCAGTTTGTCCTTGAGAACCAGTTACACCCTGAACTCCTTGAGTACCCTGCAAACCTTCAACGCCTTGTGCGCCAGTTGTACCCTGCGCGCCAACAAGTCCTTGAGTTCCAGTTGTACCTTGTAAACCTTCAGTTCCTTGAACACCCTGCAAGCCCTGAGTACCTTGCGCGCCTGTCGTACCCTGCGCACCTGTTGTTCCTTGAACACCAACGCTTTGAGTAATAAGAGAAAGTTGATCATTATTACCAAACCCTGTTGTACCTGTTCCGCTTGATGCAAGAAGTGTTACAGGAAAAGTGAAATAACTATTAGGAACAGATGAAGGTGTGCCATTTACTTGCCATTCTTGATAATTGTTAGAGTCAGTTCTATCTTGAATAAAGAAAATGTCATTATCTTTAATGTTTGCTAATAGAAAATCAATGTCCACATTGAAATCTGTTAAATGAGATACATAAATGTTTGTTGCAGAAGTTTGTGTAGCGTTATCCCACCTAATGTAACCAGCGGTAGGTGCGGGTGCTTGTGAGTTAGTATCTGCTTCATACTCAAAAATAGATGATGATGTACCGCTTGCACCAGTATTACCCTGCACACCCTGAATACCATCTAAGCCTTGAACACCCTGGCTACCAATAGTTCCCTGAACGCCTTGTGTTCCCTGCGCTCCATCTGTTCCCTGAATTCCATCAAGTCCTTGAGAACCTGTTGTGCCTTGTAAGCCAGTTAAACCCTGCGCCCCTGTTGAGCCTTGAATACCTGTTAAACCTTGTGTTCCATCAGTTCCTTGAGCGCCTATTGTTCCTTGCGCGCCCGTAGTTCCTTGAACACCAGTTAATCCTTGTGTTCCGTCATGGCCCTGAATTCCTTGTGTTCCTTGCGCACCAGTTAAACCTTGTACGCCAGTAATACCTTGAACACCCTGCGCTCCTGTTGTTCCTTGTGAACCAGTATCGCCAACAGCGCCTTGAGATCCAGTTAAACCTTGAGATCCTGTTGTTCCTTGTGTTCCAGGATTTCCAACATTACCAAGTAAGCCCTGCACACCCTGCGTTCCCTGTGTGCCTTGAATTCCTGTTACGCCTTGTGTACCTGTCGCGCCCTGAGTTCCGTTTGTGCCAGTTATGCCTTGCGCACCAATAGAACCTTGAATACCAAGCAAGCCCTGTGTACCAGTTGCTCCTTGTGTACCCGTAATACCTTGCGCACCATTAGTTCCTTGTACGCCAACTAAACCCTGTGTACCTGTTGCACCCTGTACGCCTTCAACTCCCTGCGCTCCTGATGTGCCTTGTGTTCCGTTAATTCCTTGAACACCAAATGCGCCTTGAATACCAGTTTGGCCTTGAATACCTGTTGTGCCTTGTGCGCCCTGTACACCTTGCAAACCATTTGTACCTTGAACACCAGTTAGTCCTTGTGGGCCTTCTAAGCCCTGTGTTCCTTGTGCCTGATTAAATCCGCCACCTTGTAAACCTTGTGTACCTTGCGTACCTTGAGCAGAGAAGTTACCTGCAATGCCTTGAATACCTTGAGCGCCTTGTTGCCCCATAGGGCCAGGTGTAACAACAATGACATTTGGAGTTCCAACAGGGTTTGGATTATTCAAAAAGTTATTTGGGTTGTATGTCATCTTGTCACCTCTGCGTTTACATTTAATTCACCCTGAACAAGTCGTGTTTTCACACCAGTAGGTGATGTTATCTCTAAATCATAATAATAAGGGCCTGCAATTATTGCGCCTGTTTGTGCCGCTGTTGCGCGAACTGCAAGAGTTCCGCTAGGCCCATCAATTGTAATGCCACTTGTCTCTGTAAGCGTTAAAACTGCAACGGTGTCATTAGGTAGCGAGCGCAACTGCATACGGGCTGTGTAACCTGTAATGTCCACTGCGCTTAATGCATCTCCGCCTTGAATGTACAAACCAGTAGCCGCATTAGTAACGGTAAATTGTGTTGAAGTGCGAGAAGCAATTGTCACATTACCTAAATTGTATTGGCTAGGCAAAATGCCTTCAATGTAAACAGTCTGCCCTGCGCTAAATCCGTTTTCTGCGGTGTATGTAATAGTTGTACCGTTGCCTACTGCGTTTGTAATCGTTGCAGGCTGTGTGTACAAGAAATTGCGAAACCAATCAGAGCCTTGATCAATTATTGTGTTGTAATTGTCAGCCATTACGCTCCTTGTGCCACCTCAGAATTTGTCACAATCATAGCGCTTCTACACGCTGAACAATGTGTAAATGATTTAGGCATAGGCAAGCCACACTTAGGGCAATGATTAGCGATAGCGTTAAAGTAATTACTAACCGTAACCTTTCCTAATAAATCGCTAAAACCCTGCACCATTGCATCAATACGGTCAGGTGAATTAGGTTCATCAACTGTCCAGGTACACATCTGATCTTCTAACTCTGCAAACTCGCCAATGTGGTGAATACGCCCCTGCTCATACATAGCCGCTACTGGTTCTGCTCTGAGTTTCTTACCTATGTGCGCTCGCACTTCTCTAATTGGCAAGGTAGGCCGTACTTGCTTTAGCACTGCGCCCACCATGTCACCGCCCTGGTTTACTTCCACCAAAACTGCATCTGCTTTGTAAGAGTCAAACAGTTCCACCGCCTTTGTAGCCCACTGCAACGGTGAACCTCTGAATGAGTAATCACCAAGCACATAGCCCTGGCCATCTGAAGTAGATCCAACAACAACAATGCCTGTTTCATCTGACTTCTCTGAGTTAGTTACGGCAGGATCAACGCTTACAACAATGCGGGCCATAGTTGGGGCTGTTGCAATCCGTGTGCGATCAATTAAGCCTCTAGTCCATAACGCGCCTTCGACATCATCAAGGATTTCTCCATAAAGTTCTTGCCTACCTAATCGTGTGCCGTTGTAGCGGGCTTGTAATTCCATCAATGCGCTAGGGGCTAGGTTTGCGGCGTTATCAAATGTAGATCCCCTGGTAATAACTACTGATCCATCTGTACGGCCTGCAAGCATGCGTATCAGGGCCGTAGAACGCGGTGTGGTGGTAACAATGACTCGCGGTTTTTTACCCAGGCGTAGGCCAAACTGCAACTGATCCCAGGCATCTTGATAGCGCCATGCACCTAACTCATCACACCAAGCACCGTGATGCTGTGGGCCGCGGAAACGCTCAGGGTTATCTGCGCTGAATAGTTTTATGCGGCTACCGTTTTTAAGCAGGATCTCGCCAATAGAACGGTTGTAATTCTGAAGCATTTGGTAACGCTGAAGTATTGCAACAATGCCTGACTCACCCTCTGCACATGTATCTCTTGCATCTGAGAATGTAGGAGCAACAACTGCCCAACGCGTAGCGGGTTGAATGATTGCTTGCCAGGCTATTTCTTCTGCGCCTAATCTTGTCTTGCCAAATCCACGGCCTGCCATTGCAAGCCAAATGTTCCAATCACCTTCAGGCGGTAGTTGTTCCTTCCGCGCCAGTTTGTTCTTCCATACCCAGCGGCTCGCCTTGATCCGTGAGTTCTGTGATGGTTGCAACCCCTCCAATTGTTGAGGCTTCAATAATTCTTGCGACTCGCTCAACTTCTCTGTCCAGGTCTGATCCGTCATAAGTAACCACCTCTGCTTGTACCTTCAATGGTGCATCTAATCCCAGTAACTTTGCGCGCTTATCAATTACGCGTAAAACAAAATCTGCCGCTCTTAGATTGCCAGCCACCGCAGGTTGCCAGTAGGTACGCTGAAGATTATCCAGGCGATCTAATTCCAATTCACGGTGTTCTTCTATTGCCGCAACGGGGTGACGCGTAAGAGCGCGTTTGTAAGCCTTTACAACGCCTGCAATGCTCATGTCCACCATAACGGCTATCTCACGCCACACATAACCTTCATGGCGCAACTCAATTATGGTTGTTTCTTTTTCTACTAAATTACGCGTATTTTCTACCATAATGTGTTCATGTTAATGTTTCAAAAAGTTTCCTGCAAGTTGAGCATCTTTACAATCATGGAAGGAAATGGTGCTGAGTTGGTAGCGTTACCAAACTTCAATCTACCTTTCAAAAACTCAATTTCATGCTCAATGCAATAATTATGAAACCACTTAGTATCTGTACGAGCAGGAAGCAATAGAATTACTGTATTGGGCCGGCCCGGGGGGGTGGGGGGGTGGGGGGGC